TTCCATTATCAGCTCCTGTTATATTTGAAGATATAGGTAAAGTTCCTCCTGTTATTAAAGCTGTACTAGGAATAGCATCTGCTGCTATTGTTAATACATCACCTACTGCATAATTTTTTCCTGGATCTGTTATTGATATTGTAGCTGCTGAAGGTGCTGCTGCTGAAAATCCATCTGATGTTATTTTAACTGTACCTAAAGCTCCTGTTCCTGTTCCTGATCCTCCTAAAGGTACATTAGTATAAGTTCCTATTTGAGTAGTAGTAGAAGCTGCTGTAAATGGAATAGCTTGTGATACTAAACCAGCACTTTGAGTAACATTTAATGTTAATCCTGTTCCTGTACCACTTGTAGTTGTAGCTAAACCTGTATAAATTACTCCTGAAGTTGGAAATGCAGTTGCTGCTGGGTTTAATGTTCCACCACTTGTGTATGAACCGCTTAAATTTTTACCAACTAATCCTACATTGTCTAATCCTGCAGATGATGTAAATGTTACTGCTAGTCTACTACTGTCATCCATATTTGTTATCCTACCGTATGCAATACTACTAGACGGAAATAAAGCAGGTCCAGGTGTAGGACCATTTGTATTTATCAAGTCTACATTTGTATCAGCAGGAACAGTAACTATTCTTCTATCATAGTTAGTTACATTAGGTATATCATATTGGTTTTCATTTAATGTTCTTATACCATTAACTACATGCTCTTCTTTGATCTTTACTTGAAAAGTATTTGGTGTTAATATAGATGCCATAGGTTTTTGTTATAAATATTAAAGGGGGAATTAAATCATAAAAAAAAGCCCTGCTAATGCAGGGCTCTTTTAAAATAATATACTAAATACTTTAATATAATTAAATATTAAATAGTATTTAAGTTTGAAACGTATATTCTTCCGTAGAATTCTGGTCTGATCATTTTCTTCGCGTAACGAGTTAATAAACCTTTTCTTGGAGTAAAGGTTGTTGGATCGTATACCATTGGAGTCATGATTAGCGGAATGTATGGAGCAAATACTGCACCAGCTTCCAAGAATTGAGAACCTCTATATCCTAATAAGATTGTATTATCAGTCATATATGGGTTTTTGTATACTTGGTATCTTCCGTTCATTGAACCAGCTTTCTGTACACCAAATGCATAGCTCATTTTAGCAGCATCTCCATCAGAGTTACTTGCGAATCCTGGAATAGATTCGATTACAGTAGCGATAGTTGGAGAACATACCATAAAGTTAGCACCACCTCTAAGAGTTCTTTGGTGGATGATGTTAGAAAGTTTCTGAACTTTAGTTCCTAATGTTTGGAACCACTGTCCTTGTGAGTTAAAGAATCCTAAAGCGTTGTTTACAACACCGTTAGCGTCAATAGCTAAGTTGTTTTGTGCACTCCAGTACTCATCACCAGCACCAGCATCCTCAATTAACATTGCAAGGATTTCTTGGTCGATTTCTAGTGAAATATACTCACTCATGATTGAAGTTAATTCAGCTTCTGCATCTAAAGAATGGTAAGCGTTTAAATCTTGAGCGAACTCAGGCGTCCAAACAGCTTTTAATTTTTTAGTTTTAGCAACGATAGCCTCACTTCTCATTTGTACATTAATCTCAGGAATAGCGATTGGTCTGTTAGCAGCGTTTAATGCAACGTTACCATCTTCAAAGTCACCTCTGTTATTGTCAGTAGGTTGTAGAGTTTGTAAGATAGTACCAGCAGCATCACCAGCAGCAACTGATCCAGCAACTACGAAGAAAGATATTAAAGCATCTGTTCCTCTAACTGATCCAGCAGCTGTACCAGCTTCTAGAGTAATCGTAAGAACACCTGCAGCAGCACCAGCGTTTGCGTTTGGTCTTGAAGCAGCTGAGAATGTTAAAACATCTCCAGCAACGTATCCTTCACCTGGGTTGTTAATTACAGCAGCAGTTGCGTTACCCGCACCGTTAACTGTAAAGTCAAAAGTTGCACCAACACCAGCAACTGAAGTTGTAGAAGTTGGAGCTACGTTTAAATCAACAGCACTTGCAGCACCAGTGATAACACCACCAACGTCAGCAGTAGCTGTAGATACACCAGCAACAGGAGTTACAAAATATGCACCTGAACTTAATTTAGTAAATGCAGGGTATTGTCTTGATCCGTCTGCAGGAGTATTAGTAAAAGATCCTAAATAGAATCCTTCAATTGCAGTTTTATCATAGTTAGCATCTAATACAGAAGTTAAAAAGTTAACTTTGTTTACATTAGTTACTGTACTATTATCAGCACCTACACCAGAAGTAGTAAATGCAAATGATGAATCAGCATTCATATCTCTATAGAAATCTGCATTACCAACGTTAAAGTTAGTGTTTGCAATTGCTCCTGATACTAGGTTTTGAGTTGAATATCCAAATCTACCAGCACCATATAAACCTCCTGAAGCAAAGTTACCAAAACCACCTGTGTTAGCTGGGTTAGGGTTTGCTGGAGAAGCTGCACCATAAAGTGAAGTACCAATTGTAAATGGATTCTTAACAGTGTTCGCAGCAGTAGCTGGTGAGCTAACTTGCGTACCACCGTATTGGAAGTCTAGGTAAAATACTAGACCAGATGGTAAGTTCATTGGTTGAACGCTAACAAATTCTTTTGCAGCAATCTGTCCAAATACTTTTCTTACCAAAGGTAAAGCAACACCAGCCCACTGTCCTGCAGGTCCTGTACCAGCTGTAAAAGTCGCTGTACCACCACCTGTCTGAGTGTTCTCTGTTACCAATTGTTTAGCCTGATTTTCTAAGATCATAGACATGTTATTTTTGTCTGTCTCAGAATTCATGCCTTCAAGTAGACCAGTTTTAGCCCACTTGCTAGCTAATCTTGCAGCATCACTTTGTAGTGACTTGTAAGTATTAGCTGATTCTAAAAGTGAATTTAATTGTGACATTTTTTCTTTTTAGTTTTGATTAATAATTAATTTAATTAAAGTATACCAGCTAATTTCTGGAATCTTTTTACCATTTCGTCTGATTCAACAATAGGTTGTTTAGCAGTCTTTTTAACAGCAATACCTGCAGATTTAGAAGCTCTACCTAAATTTTCATTTACGTGAGATCTCTTAGATTTTACTCCTGCGTCAACAGTTTCATATACTAATTTTGCTTCTTTTATTGTGGTAGCTTTGTCAAAAGATTCTAATACTTTTACCTTTTGTGATTCAGATAAATTTTTAGATTTAAAGATTTTGTTAGTGTAAAGTAATTTAGCGTTAAGTAAATTGATTTCGTTTAATTCATCTTTTAACGTCTTAACTGTTTCATAAGCTTCAGCTAATTGAGTTTTTAATGATTCAACTTCTTCTTTATTTACTTTGTTTTTACCAGGTCCTTTATCTTCACCTTTAGCTTCTTTATCTCTCTTACCGAATTTTCCGTAAGAATCATCTCTACGAGCTTTGTATGAATCTTTTTTACCTTTTTCAGCACCTCTACGCATTCCAAGACTTTCGTCTTCTCTATCATCGTATCCTTGCTTCTTCGCTTCGTCGATTTCTACATCCATTGACATATCATCGTCTACTTCTACTTCTCCATCTTCAACATCTACATCAACGTCATCTTCGAATGATTCACCAGCTTCAATTTCACCAGCACTAACCATATCTTCAATTACGTCTTCAATGAATTTTTTAAGATCCTCTTCTGACATGTCTTCAAGGTCGATATCTTCGTCCTCTTCCATATCTTCTTCAGCATCTTTTTCACCATCTTTATATCCTTCTTCTTCAGCATCTGTACGCTCGTCTTCTTTGATTTCATCTTTGTCGTCAGCTTTTTTAGCTTCTTCCATTTTGTCCTCTTTGTCGTCTTTTGCTTCGTCTAAAGTTTCTTCAGATAGTTCTTCATCTAATGCAGCTAAGATTTCGTCAAGTTCTTTGTCATCCTCTTCTTTGAAACGCATTTTTTCAGTTTCTTTTTCAGCTGGATCCTCTGGTGATTCACCTCGCCTCATAACAGGGTTAGACATTTCCTCTTCCATCTTATCATCATCAGAATGTTTAGCTTCTTTTACTTTATCATCTTCTTTCTTCATCTCTTCATCCATTTCTTCTTTATCCATTTCTTCTAATTTAGCAGAAAGCATAGATTGGATTCTAGGTGCGAAAGCTTCTTCTAAAGCAATTTTAGCGTTTGCAATGGCTGATTCTTTTACAGTCTTTGCATCGGCAATAGCCTCTTTTAAAAAGTTTCTGTTCATTTTTCCGAATGTTTTTGTGGAATACGATTATTTGGAATCGTAATAAGAATTAATAATTATTGAATGCCATATAGAATGATGGCATATTACAGTTATACGTATATGAAGATTCTTAAAAACAATAGAAAAGCGCCTTCAAATTAATGAAGACGCTAATCTCAGGTTAAACAGGGGAGTTTAAATTATTGGACATGATCCATGAGCACAAAGTATTTCTGTTATTACAGAATTTACTTTAGTGTATGAATTTGAACTTTTAAATTCAAGTCCTTCTTTTACTAAATGCATAAATGAATCTGGATTAGATGGTGTTGAAACAAAGTCCCAACATAGTAACTCAAAGTCATCTTGTACTTCTTGTACTTCACCCATTGGTTTTAAACTTCCCATCCCACGAGAAGATACACCAACTGTAATTCCACTTTCAACTAATGCTTTTAAAATATTTCCGCATGGAGTAGGTAGTATTTCTATTTTACCCATTACATTATCTCCATCCCACCACATATCAGCTATATTATGTGATACGTTTTGTAAGTTTATTACTGTAGATTCAGGATGATCTAATTCACCCATTGCTCTTTTTTCTTTAACTAGTACTTTATATTTATCGATTTCTCTTTCCCATAAATCTTTAGAATAATATCTTCCGTTACCGTTTTTTACTTCAGCGGTAGCTAATATACCTTCAACTAATGGTAATCCTCTTTCAGAAACATTATTTTCTGATAGGGACGCTGGCATGGCTGTAAACAGCCTCGTTTCTACAAGTACCTGTTTCATGTTTTTAGTTTTCTCTAAATTTCTTTAAACCTGAGTATGATTCTGGATTATCATTTGATTCTTCATTTGAATTATCATTTGAACCTTCATTTGACCCTGCATTACTTTCTTCTGCTATTTCTTGATTAGCATTATTTCTAAATGATTGAGATGAATTGACTCCAGATTTATCTGCGTTTGAAGCTCCAGCATAATTTGAAGAATCTAAATCTTCATCTACAACTGGTGCTTTATATTTTTTACCAGACATTTTTTCGTAAAGTTTTTCCATTTTCATCTTTCTTTTAGATAAATCTTTTACTTCACGTTGCATAGCTTTAATTTTAGCTTTATCAGCTAATTCTGCTAAATTTTCATCTTCAGTAACCATAGAAAGTCTTGCTTGTTTCTTTTCTATAACTTCAGCAACATGAGCAATTTTTGCTTCCATAGCTACAAGTTGTGATGCTTTATCTATTTCAGATAATTTACTATCTATAGTTTCTTTTTTTAGTCTTTTTTTCTTAGGTTTTTCTTCTACATTTTCTAGTAGACTCATTAATGATATCATTTTGTTTTCTTTTAATTTAACAGGTTCCATTTTATCGGATTTACTTGCTCTAATTCCAGGCCAATCATCTGTATAGCCAATTTTATCTATACCAAACATAGCATTTTTTACATAATATAAAGGATCTTTAGCTAAATTTTTAGCTACTACTTCTTGAGCTTTTTTAATAGCATCACCTAATTCAGCATCTGATACTGTATTTCTAACTTTATCCATTTCAAATTTAACACCTAGTCTAAATTCTTCACCATTTAAATTATCAACAATTTTAAGATCTTTATAATCATATCCTTTTGTTTCTAACTCAACTACATCTTTATCTGGTTTGCTAGCGTCTGCTTTACGTGCCTCGTCTTTTTTAGATTCTTCAGTTTGTGCTATATGTAATGGAGGATATCTATTTGGATTTTTAGGATTTGCTTCCTTTATAAGTTCCATATTTTCATCAAATATTTTAAACCAATCTGGTTTTTCATTTGATGTAGATGCTACACCCCAAATATTTTCAGATAATACTGATCTTTGTAATAGTATTTTTTCTGCTTGATCAAACGTAGCAGAATTTACTATCATATGTGGATAGTTTCTTTTAACCTCTTTAAGGAAAATTTCTTTATTACCTTTCCCTTTTTTTATTTGGTTATATTGTTCTTGTATTGTTTTTGCCATTTTATTCGCCTTTTAATAAGTCTTTAATATCTTTTATATAATCTAAAACTAGATCAGTTGGTTTGATAACTGAGTATGACGAAGGATTATCATTATAATAATCACTTGTCTCATTCTTAGCATTGCTCAACATCTTATAAATATCATTAAGTTCTTGTTCAATTACATCAAATGCAGCTATTCTTTTAGCTTGAAAATCTTTTTGGTCTTCAAATAGCTGTTTTACGTCTAATTTTGATCCTTTTTGTACATAAGATCCATCTTTATTTTTTGGAACTAATTTATATCCAAATTCATTTTTGTATGCATTATTTTCAACTCCATCTTTACCTGCTGCAGGACCTGCACCTAAAGTTGCTCCCGGATCTTTACTTTCTTTAACTAATTTATATCCAAATTCTTGATATGCTTTAACCGGTGCTTTTTTACCTTTTTTTCTAAACGCATATGGTGTTAAATAAGCTCCAGCTGCACCGGAAGTTGATATTTCTTCTAATTCATCATCAAACATAAAGTCAGATAAAGCAGTTCTAATAACTCCTTTTAATCTACTTTCATCTTTAATACCAAATTCTTTAACTACAGCAGCAGTAACAGCATCTGCTCTTTTACTATTAAGAGCTATTACTTTTGAAGGACTAATTAATTTATTTTCTGTTAAATCATTTTCAGATAATCTCATTACTATCCTTTGATATTCATCTGGATATTCATTTCTAAGATGAGTACGGATTTTATTTCTTAATACTTTCGCTGTTTCAAAAATTTCTCTAAATACAGGATCACCTTTAGTATCATTTCTAACACCTTTAGCTACATCAACTAATTTAGTTGCTGCTGTAAATAATTCATCATATGAAGGTAAATATTCTACACTCCATGAAACTTTTCCTGTTTGGTCATTAATATCAGTTACAGTAAATTTAGTATCACCATCTTTACTAAAAGTTACTTTTCCTACTTCTTGTTTTCTTTTTGGAATACCAGTGTCTTTTTCTGCTTCCTCAGCAGAACCTTCTTTAGCCATTTCTCTAACTAAATTTTTGACTATATTTTCTACCTTACCCATGTGCTGTATTTAATTCTTCTAATAGTGAATGGTATTGAAGTAAGTCAACTAAATGACTACTTTTAACATTAGTTCTTTTATTTATTTCTACAATTAATTTATCAATTTCTTCTAATTTAATTTTTGTAGCTTTATCTGTAACCTTTGCTGTTTGTTCTTTTAGTGAAGATTTTATTTCAACTATTTCTTTATTGAAGAATTTTTTTAATACAGGGCCATTATCTGCTGAGTTTATAAATTCCTTTAAAATTAATTTTTGTTTAGAATTTAATTTATCATACTTAGTATTAAAATTTTCTAATAATACATGGTAAGTTAATGTGCGTAAATCTTTATCATATGATTTAAATTCAGCTAATACTGAGTCTTTAACTTTTTTATTATCTATAGTTCCACCTGATACATGCTCTAAAATATTAATTTTATTATCAACTACTTGTTGTGGGTTTGTAGATTTATCTGTATTATATATTTCTAATAAAGTATATAATGAAGCTTGTGATTTATAATCATTTAATTTAGTTTTAAATAATTCATCTAAATCATAATGGTTTTTTAATTCTTTAATTAATCTATACTTTTCCTGTTTTAGTTTAGTTCTATTTAACTTTTTAGATTGCTCAAGTATAGTATTTAATACCATATTAGCTCTATGTTCTGTAAGGTTTTTTGCCTTAAACATAGTTTCATATAATTTATATTCCTTCCCTAATTCTGTATTAACAAAATATTCTTTTATTATTTTTATTGCCTTGGAAGTTTTACCTGATAAAGTGTCACTAGTAATCTTCTTTACTAAAATCTCAAAAAGTATACCAGTGTTCTTAAACTTTGAATGTTTTATATACATCAATATTTATTTTTTTATAAATATACTAAGATTTCTGTTCCTTAATATTTGATTCATCAAGAAGCGACGATTTTGCCTTATCTTGCTCAAATACCATTTGTTTTTTACCAGGAATAGAATTTAACATACTTTGGTGTTGTAAAAATTGGGTATTACCCTCTAATGCTAATGGACTCTTATTTGAATCATTATAATCCTTTTTCATACCTGCTGCACCTAATCTATCTTTTCCAAAATTATCATCTTGAGTATTTCGTTTAGATACTTTTTCAGTAGGTCTTCCTAATGGTGTTTTTTGATCTTTATCATATCCATCAGGCACATTTGCAGGATCAGAATACATTCTACCTGATCCATATAATGAAGCTAAATCATGAGGTGTACCATATGATTTACCCGTTTCAATTGGATCATTTCCTTCAGCTTCAATTTGAGCTAATCTAAATGATCTTTTAGCATCTTCTCTAATTAGATCTCTATATTCATCAAATTGATCTTCACTTAAGTGGAATATATGTTCGTAAATCCAATCTGTAGGTAGTAATTTAGTTTCTGTCATTTGAGCAGCTAAATCAACTTTTTCTTTCATTAATGCTATTCTTTCCTGATCATATATGATTGAAGGATTAGTTAATGATAATTCAAAATTACCTAGTTGTTCATCTCTATAACCTTGAGTATATAAATGTACTAATGCTATTTTATATAGTTCTGAAACTACAATTCTTTGTATACGTTCAATTGTACGAGCAAATCTAATATCTTGAGCAGCTAATGTAGCTTTACCATCTGCATTTTCATCATAACCCATAAATTGTTTAGGTACTTTTAAAGCTGCAAATAATTTATCTCTTAAATACTCAACATCTTGAATTCCATCCCATTGTAACCCATTTAAATTTTCTATTTTAGTTGCTTGATCATTTCCTCTAACTGGTATATAGAAATCCTCTAATATGTTTTGCATATTATATTTTAGGTTATATTCACCAGTTTGTTCATCTACAAATGGAGTACGCTTTAATTTACTTAAAGTTTTTTCCATAAATGCATCTACTTCATTTGGAGGAATAGCTCCAACATTCATATAGAAAATACGTTTTTCAGGTGCACGTACAATTCTATGAATTAACATTGCATCTTCCATTAACGTATATTGTTTGTATAATTTTCTAGCTGGCTCTAAATATGATCTACCATAAGGTAAGAAATTCATATCAGATAATAATCTAAAGTGAGCCATTTCATAATTATCAAATATAATTGAACTTGCTTGATCACCAGAATTAGGTACATTGTAGTAACCATAAGTTGATGTTGAAACACCATCTGGTTCAAATCTATATTTTACCTCAGATGGGTTAGCCATTTTTTGTTCATCTGTATCCCAACCAACTCTACCTTCAATTCTTTCAATATGGAATGCAGTGTAAGGTATTACATTATAAACTCCATATTTTTCTGCTATTTCTAATTTTAGGAAAAAGTCACCATATTTACACATTTGTCTAATCCAAGCCCATAAATTAAATTCAATGTTTAAAACATCATAAAATAAATTATATAATATTTTTTGTATGTCTTCATTTGAACTCCTAATTTGAAGTACTTCACCCATATCATTTTTAAGTGTAGATTCATCAGCAACGATATCTAATGCTGAAGCACAAATAGCATCCATATCCATTGCATCATAATCTGAATAAAGTAATGGACGCATAACTTGATAGTTAAATGCTGCTTGTTGTCCATATATTGAAGTTCCTGAATTTGAATAAATTCTATTGAATCTATCTACTAATGAATTTGTTTCTAAATCACCTGTTTGTTGTGCTTTATTTATATCAAATGTCTTAAGTTGATTACCCCCAGCATTACGTATAATAACGTCTGTTGAAAATAATCTTCTTAATCTTGAAAATAAACTTGTATCTGCCATTTTATTTATTTATAAATATTATATTTATTATCCTACTAACCAGCTTATATCATGATCTTTACCACCTAGTTTAACTTTATATGGATTTTCTACGTTTGATCCAACATTTCCATAACCTCCACTGTAGGATACTTTATTACTTTTTACACTCCCTAATGCTGCTCTTGCCATGTCTAAACTTTGTTGTTGAAACTTCAATGAAGTGTCACGTAGGAACATACCAATTCCAAATGACATAACCAAGTCATCATTGTAGCCTCTTTGAGCTTCTGGTCTTCCATTACGCCAAACAAATACTTTCATTTCTTCTAATAAACGTCTTGAACGAATAGTTACTGATTTATCACCAACAAATTCTCTAAACTTATTAATACATAAAGGTCTAGTTCGCATTGACATAGTAAATCCAGGTACCATTTCAGAATTACCTTCATATACTCTTAAGTATGATTCAGCTGTCATTTTATCTGTTTTAGGTGACTGATATAAATTTCTATATCCTCTTTCTTTAATTGCATCTAACGTAGCCCAACCAATATT